TGATTTAGTAGAGTCACTAACAATATGGAGTGATGCTCTATTATCTGCTATTTCAGCAGAGGAGGTAGATATGTTTGATACATTTAATTTACCAGCAGAGGACTTCAAGGATAAATTAAATTTAGATGCGTTAGAAAGTAATGTCGAGTTTATTAACTCACTATCTTCTATTGCTCTTAAAAAGTCTGTTTTGGAAAATTCTGATACTTATCAAACCTTCTTAAATAAACCTTGTAAGTTTATGTTTATTTATGGTATAAATAGAAATGAATTAGAAAATCCTGATTATTTATTATTTCAATCTTGGAATGAAACATTAGATAAGTGGGAAGATGTTAAATGTTATAGAGTTTTAGGAGATATAAAAAGATTCTATGATAAATTATCATCAAGAACAATTGAACTTGTAGATGGTGATCAAAACTATATCTATACAACTAATAATGGAAATGAGTGGGTATTACAAAATTCTGATAAAGAGAATGATATTTACAAAAAAGTTTTCAGAAAAGAAGAATTTCAAGACTTTATAAAGGAAAGAAAAATCAAAGTTAATATAATTTAATGGCTCAAGTAAATTTTAATTATAGAGTAGATATGTCAGCAATAGCGACACCTAGTGATCCCGCTGGTTATATTATTGCTTATGATTTAGATGGTGTTCTAAAGCAAAAAGATTACAATGGTAATGTTACTCTTGTCGGTGGTTCTTCTACTCCACTAGGAAAAATCATGTTGCGTGATGCTGATCAAACTTTGTTTACAGATTTAGCTGGCGCAAAAGAATATATACAACAATTTACAGCAGCAGAAATTACCGAAGAAAGTTTTGATACTGATTTAAACGCCTATTTTTTTACAGTTCCTGCTGGAACTTCTTTTGATTTATTATCTGGGTTCTGCGGAAATGAAACTGGCGCACAAGAAATACAATTTATTGATGAATTTGGTTTGGTAGTTTATATGCTTTCTTCAGCTTTTCAAAGAAACACAAAAGACAATGTCGTTAAAAACACATTTTTCGATGGAGCTTCTTGTTTTGAAGCGTGTTCAGGAAACAACAAGCTAACAAATGTTCAGGTTGTAGGCAATTATTTTTTTAAAGGATGTCAAGGAAATAACATTTTTATAAATTTAGATATTACCTCAAATGATGCTTTTGATAGTTCAACAGGAAGTAACAAATTTTATAGAATATTATCAAACGGAGATTATTCTTTTTCTGGAATTTTAGGCAATAATGAATTTTATAATTGTGAGTTTGCAAACTTTAATTTTGCAAATTCAACAGGTGTAAATATTTTTTACGGAAGCACACTTTTTCAATCATCTTGCTTTTATACTTCACTATCAGATAATTTCTTTTACGGAAATGTAACTGCTGACAGAGATTTCTTTAATCAGGCGCAAGGTGGAAACAACTATTTCTACAAAGATTTGACCGTTGGAAATTCGGCGTTTAACAATGCTAAATCAAACAATTTTATCAATAAAATAGTTTCGGCTGGAAACAATCTTTTTAGAGTAGCTGCACCAAAAAATAAAAATGAAATAGTTGAGCTTGTTTCTTGCGGAGACAATGCTTTTAGAGATTATGTTGGAAGTATCTATTTTTCAATTTTAGGTGAAGATAACACGCAAAACTTACCTGCTAACATTTTTACAGTCACTACCGAATGTTGCGTTAATTTTAATTTCTTGTTAAACGCATATAACGATGGTGATTATGTTCAAATGGTTGCCAATATTAATTTGAACCCTGCTCAACACTTAATAAACTTATTCTAATGAAAAAGTTAAAAAAAATATACATCTTAAAAAACGCTGGCATTTGCATTGTTCCAAGTAAGTAGTACTACTAAGGGATTTCTACCACCAAGAATGACTAATACACAAGGAACTAATATATCAAGTCCTGTTATTGGTCTTATGGTCTATTGTACCGATGCAACAGAAGGTCTTTATATCTATAAATCAACTGGTTGGACTTTTATAGCTTAACATAATCTCATTTTGATATATTGAAGAAGTATTTCATTTTTCTCTTTATCATCTTCTATGTTTAACCATCTCCAAGAAAAGGTATTCTCTAAAAAAGATATTTTGGTTTTTAGATCTTTTATTCTACTTTCTATAAGTTCAATTTCATTATCTTCAATATCATATTCAATATTAAGTTCATTACATATTTTGAATATGCCAATTTTATCATCCATATCATAATAAGTGGTTGCTTGAATATAGTAATCATTTAATGATTTTTGCTCAGTTACGTCAGGATGAGTAACTTTTACAATATCACGATAAAGTTTTTTTACTTTAGCTGACTTAGTTACCGATATTATTTCCTCATCAGGAATTGAACAATTATCTATTTCTTGTTCAATGTTTCTTTGTATGTTTCTGTTTATTTGTTCATTTACTTTATTATCATAAATGTTTTTTAAGTCAGGATGATCTTCTAAGAATAGATTTATTTTATTGATAAACTCAGAATCTGCTTCACATACAATCTCATTTCTCCATTCATAATCTGATTCTACCCATTCTAATTCTTTAAGTAGTTTTTTGGTTTGTAGATACTTTATTCGATTCATATGCATTATATATTTATAAGTTAAGTTTTAGTTTTTATTTTTTTATATATACTTTATGATTTTAACTAAAAGTGTTTTTGTAAAGATGAATGGTAAACATATATCTAAGTATAGAAGTAAAGGATATATTTGTAAAGTAGGTGAAGTTATTGAAGTATCAATAGTTGATTTACCCTTTGAGTCAAATTTATTTATTGATGTTAAGTGTGACGTTTGTGGAACCGAAAAAAAGTTAAAGTATCAGGTGTATAATAAAAATTTTTTTAATAATTATTATTATGCATGTTCTATATTATGTGGTATGGATAAATTTAGAAATAATAATTTAATTAAATATGGAGTTGATAACTATTCAAAAACTAAAGAGTGTCGTATAAAAACAGAAAAAACATGCCTATTGAAGTATAATGAACTTGTTCCATCAAGAAATAAAGATGTTATGAGTAAAATAAAAGAAACAAGAATTAAAAAAGGTCTTCAAACCCCAGTTGGAAGTGAAGATGATTTTACTATTTATAAAAAGATAGTAAGAAAATTAACTCAATTAAATAAAAAGAAACTAATTGAAAGTTGGAGTGGTTATGATTATTATGACAATGAATATATTAGAGAAAACTTTGAATTGAATTCAAATAGTAGGTTATATCCAACTATAGATCATAAAATCTCAGTTTTTAATGGATTTTATGATAATATATTACCACAAGTTATTGCGGGATTAGACAATTTATGTATTACCAAAAGAAGTATAAATTCATCAAAACAAATAAATAACACATGGAAAATTTGAGTATTATAGAGTTATATCAAATTAAGAGCTGTCTAATTAAAGAGTCAATGACTAATGAGCCAATTTGGGAAGAATTATTATTAGAGATAAAAAGATTGGAGGAAAAAATTTTTAATGAATCTGATACATCCGCAACCGGAGGACCATTTATTGGTGGCGGTGGTATGTCTGGTAACCCAGTTGACTTAGGTAAAACACCATTAGGTCCTAATGGGCTTCTAGCTCAACTAACGATAAAGGTTATATTATTGTTCCTTATAATCCGAGCGGCGCTGATAGAATGATGCAAAGGATTCCAGTTATGGGTAAAGATCACGGAGCAAGAACTGGTAAAAAGTCGAGAGAAAAACGTCTTGATATAAAAGCTTTGAGGGCAGAATTAGCTAAAAGAAAAGACTTTGAAAGAAAAGATGGTGAGAAAAAAGTTATGAGCTTTGATAACTTTACAAAAGATGAATTTAGTAAAATCAAAAGATAGATATGAAATATATTAAATCATTTTTAGAAAAAAATAGTATTAACGAAGGTAAGTCTAATAACAAAGAAGAACTAGAAATACTTGATTTGATGGATGGTATATTTGTATATTTAAGAGATGATGAGTTTATTGTAGATATTGATATGCGTCAATATAGACATATTGAAGTTCTTATAACAAAAGAAAACGGAGATTCATTTACTACAACTGAATTGGAAGATAATATATTAATGATGGTTGAACTTATTAAAAATAAATGGGAAGATTGTGAGGTTTTGTATAAGTATTCTTTGAAAAAGAAAAGAACTATTAAAAGTAGAAACCAGCTAAAGGTTTTTAATACTTATATTCTTTCTGAGGAACAATCAAATATATTTCCAAAAGATAATGATGTTAAAGACATTAAAATAATTATAGATGGAAATAATCTGATGTTATTAAAAAAATAAACAAACTAAGATTTAGATAGTATAATTAAAAAATAATATTTAATTTATGTCCAAAAAAACAGAAAAATGTCTAATTTTAGGACCTTCTGGTTCAGGCAAGGATCATCTTTTAAGAAAATTATCTGAAATGGGAATGAAACCAGGACTAAAATGGACTACAAGACCTATCAGAAAATATGAGAAGCAAGGAGTAACTTATAACTTTGTTGAAAAAGAATTATTTTTAGAAGCGATTGATCAAAAAAAGTTTTTATCTTATCAAAAATTTGATGTAACACCAGATAACTCTGATCCAGAAACTTGGTATTACGGAATCAATATTGATGATTTTTTTAACTCCGAAGTATTTATTATGACACCTGGTGAGTTCAAAGAACTACATCCAGAGTTAAGAAAAAAATGTTTTGTTGTTTACTTAGATATAAGTAGAGAAATTAGAGAAAGAAGAATTAAAGGTAGAAACGACAAAAATGATTCAGTTCAAAGAAGATTAGATGCTGATGATATAGATTTTGCAGACTTATCTGATTATGATCTAAGAATTACAGACCACGAGTTTGATCCTAAAGATGTATATGAATTTATTTATTAAAAATCCACATATAGTGGATTTTTTTAATATTCACTTTCCCAAATTGATACTACATTATAACCTAATTCTTTAAGTCTTTTTTCTTTTTCTATGGTTTTTTGTAATAAATAGCCAAATGTTTTACCGCATATCGGGTTAATATCATCTTTTTTATATTTATAATATTTTTTCACCTTCCTTGACCATTTATAGTAAAAATTTACTTTATTTTTCTATAATACCATTAAATTTTAATCCTTTGAGTTGACCATTTATTGAATTACATATAAACTCTGATGAATTTATTATACTATCTAAAACTGATAAGAATATATTTAATATAGAATAAACTTTTAGATAATTTTTTTCACTATCATAAAAAGATGATGAGCATATACCTTCAATTAAATTAATAGTTAAAAGTATATTATCATTATTTTTAATCTTCATCTTCTCTACTATAATAGCAGGTATACCCACTTCAGTTATTTCTTTTTCATAGTCATGAACGGTTTGATTTATTAAATTAAGAAAAGCTTCGAGTATCTGCGGCTCATCCATAGTCTCAAATTGTTTTGATTTAATAAACACATCAATATTATCTTTATAGCATTTTAGAAAGATTATTAAATATTTTCTGAATACTGCAGTTCTATAATCTGTTGAAAACTGAATTGTTGGTATTTTTGAGTACATCCAGAAATCAATATAGTTAAAAATATCATGATGCTCAATATCAGATGAGCTTACTTTTTTAACATCTGTTTCAGAAACTTTATTTCTAATGAATTTATCAATAAAAAAGTCGGACAACTTGCCTAACTTTTCTGACATCCACTCACTTTTTATTATATTATAAACTATAAAAATTAAAAAAGCAGAAAATAAACCAGTTATTCCGTTTTTCTCTACTAAGTCCATAATATCCTTAAAATCTATACTCATCTTATTATAATTGCTTTGTTTAGTATATATAAAGATTCTAAACTAAATTATTGAAAATACAGGGTTTTTTTGATTTTTTAAGCATAGATAAAATAAAAAAATAATATATAAATAAAATTAATTATTTATATGAATCTAAGAGAAAATATTAATAAGATACACTTTAATTTAAGCAATCAGTTTGATGATGTTAAAATTGAGGAAAAATCAAACATAGAGTTAGGAAGCTATGTTGAAATGACTATAAATGAGTCTGAAAAGCAAGTTAAGCTTGTTGTTACTAAAAAAAGTTTAGAAAGCTCTAGATTTGATTGGAAGTATTTATCTAACCCACTTAATGAAAGCTCTACACAAGTAGAAAGAACGTCAAATTTAGATGATTTTACTGCTGATATTAAAGATATTTTTGATAGAAATAGATTTGATCAAGATTATTTACAACAAATAAAAAATAACGAGTAATAAATGTTAAATTTTACCGCTATATCATTCTCAAACATTAAGTTTGAGATAGAACAATACTTAAAAAGTGAATATAACAAAGCTAACATTTTGTTTAGTGCTGCCAGCCCCTACGGTCAGATTTTATCTGTTGTTGAGAACTTGCACCAATTATCTTTTATGTATCTAAAAAATACAATTGATAAACTAGATTTAAGCTTAGTTAATTCAATAAATGAAAGAGTTATTAGAAACGCAGCAATCTTAGCAGGACACAATCCTGGTCGTGCTATATCAGCAACAGGAACATTAAAGTTTACTCTTAAATCGTCTGCTGATATTACTGCTGATATTCCTGGTGGTAGAATTACATTAGTTAATAAAACTCAGTTAAAAAACAAAACAAACTCATTAGATTACTCTCTTAATTTAGGAACAGAGACAATTACTCACGTGATAACTCCTAACTATCAATTTTTTGTACCAATTATACAAGGAAAATGGGAAACTAAAAACTTTACCGGCTCTGGTGCACCTTTACAAACTTATAATGTAAAAGAATTAGGTCGTAAAGATATTGAAAACTTTAATGTTGAAGTTTCAGTAAATGGAGTTTTAATGTCACTTAAAAAACATATTTATGATATGTTACCAGGTGAAAATTCTTGTGTAGCAAGAACTGGTTATGATGGTGGTATTGATATTATTTTTGGTAATGAAGGATTTGGATATATTCCATTAATTGGTTCTAACATAGAAGTTAGATATTTACTAACAGATGGTTCAGCGGGTAATATTTTTAGAAGAACATCAAATGATTTCACATTTGTAGGAGATATGTTAGCAGTAGATGGTGAAACGGTCAATGTTGATAAAGCATTTAATGTTGAGATTTATACTGATATTAATTTTGGAGCTGATAAAGAATCTTTATTATTTACAAAAAGTATATTACCTATTGCAAGTCCAAATTACGTTTTGGCTTTACCACAACAATATGCTTATGCTATAAAAAGATTAGGTGTTTTCTCACACGTTAATGCTTATGAAAGAACTGGAACTATTTTTATTGTAGCTACTCCTAACATTAGATTATTTAAGAATCAAAATGCAGATTATTTTACAATTGATATTAGAGCATTTGAGTTAGATAATTATGAGAAATCAAAAGTAGATAAGTATTTAAGAACATCTGGAAATATACAGCTAACAAGAAGATATAAGATTGTTTCACCAGTTTTATCATATTACATAGTTAATGTTTTCGTTATAAGTTATTCTGATGCAACTGATGACTCGGTAAATGCACAAATATTAGATAAAATATCTGAATACTTTTTAAGCTTATCCAGAACAGATAGAGTTCCTAAGTTAGATATTATTAGAGAATTATCAACTATAAATGATATACACTCGGTTGATATACAATTTATATCTAAAAAGAATGAAGATTATCATAATGAAAACATGATGATGGCTCAAAATAAATTAAATAAGTATTCATCAAGCTTTAACACAGATATATCAACTGCAACTTTAGTTCCAGGTTATGATCCGTATAGTGTTGTTGGTCTAGATCCTGTTTTAGGAGATATTATATTTGAACCAAATGAAATACCAGTTATTAGAGGTGGTTGGTATGACCGCAACGGGATTTATTACACAGATTCGGTTGATGGTAATAGAATGCGTTCAGTAAACATTATTAAGAAAGGAACAATCGACTCAAAAAATAAGCCAAATACATAATGTTATTAAGTGATACTATTTTAGTAAAATGTAAGGGTAATAATAAGTTAAGTTTTTATAAAGAAATGGGATATGATACATCACTCGACTTTTTAGTTGATGTTAAGCATCTATTACCAAGTAGTACCTATATAATTGAAGAAAATTTTAGAAAAAAGAAGGGAGGGAATTTTAAATAATTTTTAATCTTTGTGTCCTTAAATTTTTTATTTAGGGATTTTTTGTTTATATTTGTAGAGTTGAATTAGTAATTAACAATAAAATTTAAAAAATGCATAAAATAAAAGATGATTTAGAGTGGATATTTAAACTATACGCATTGACGTTGGTGTTGCCACTTGCTTTGACAATAATGAATGTTATTTGTTGGTATACTTGGATTAGAAACTAAATTTGGATTTTTGATGAACTTTAAAGTGATTTGGATTGACTACTATTTTACAGGTAGTTTTCTGAATGTAGATGCTTGGAGGGTCGGCTTATTATAAATGTACCAAGTGTGGCTACTTGGCTGATGATAGAGAATTAGATAAGTCAATAAAAATAATGAAAATGATGAAACAAGGTGCTACGCCAGAAATGATTAAAGGTTCAAAGATTATATTTAATTTATTATATATAACGGATGCAAATATACAACGTTTTTAGTAGAAAGTTTCAAATTATTTTTTTTATTTGATAAAAACCTGAATAATTTTTATTACACATAACGGTCGAGTATTAGCGTTGTTGCCATCACAAATGATTAATAACTATAAATTATAAAATTATGACAAAAGTTTCAGAAAACTACCAAGACAATAACGCTAATACTTTGTTATGCGAAGTTTATTTGTGTATTATCGAAACAAAAAAACGTATATTAACTATAATTGAATATACACCTTGTTATGTGTAGTTATTTAATCACTTAAAATTTTAATAAAATGATAAAAACAGAATTTAACGGAAACTTTGGACTGGATGAAATAAAACGTATTCAGTTAAAAAACACAGGACTAAACTCTTTTTATGAGATAAGGTTTGTTAACGATAGACGTAAATTATATGCGTGTAAATTACATTGTTTTTTAACTGATGATGGAAAACCTAAAATTTTAAGTGATTTGAAGGTTGGTGATAAAATATGGGTTGATATTAGTGCGTTTAGTTCAGATAAATCTCTGAAATAATTACACATAACGCTTGGGTGTATATGTAGGTTTTTTTACAATTTTTTTTAATATATACACTAATAAAAAACTTACATATACACCTTGTTATGTGTTAGTAGAAAATTAAATCTTCACAAATGAATAATATTAAAAGTTTTTATAATTATATTAGAGAAAACTCAAATCAATTGATAATGAAGTATATTCGAAATGAAGTAGTTGATGATCATGGTTGGATGGAACCCGGTATGGCAGATTGGGGTATATATTCCGGTGATAATCTGATTTCTGTCTTCTATTTAGATGATGAAAAACCGGAACTCTTTATAAGAGGACTTGAAATAAAGGAGGAATTTAGAGGCAAAGGATATGGTAAAAAAGTTTTAGATTTGATAAGAGATTATGCTAAATCTAAAAAATATAAGTTTCTTACACTAAATTTTTATAAATCAAACAAAATAGCAGAAAAACTTTATAGAAATTATGGCTTTATAGAGGATGAATACCAATCAGAAAATTCACCTGTTATCAATTTAAGAATGAAGATTTAATTTTTATTACACATAACGATATTCAGATATATTTAGGTTTTCATTTTTAATATATACTAAAAATAATATGCGCAATATGAAAAATAAACACGTAGAAAGTTTCGGACAATTCAATGAAAACTTGAATATATCTGATGTTAGAAGTGGTGATTTTATCAATTTACAATTTGAAGTTGTGGAATATAATAATATAGAGAAAGGAGACTTTTTTATTGATGGTGATACTATACATTGCTGTAGTAGAGTAAATAGTGATATTGTTATAGACACTGAGGGGCTCTGGCATAATCCTAATTCAATAAAAAAGATAGTAGGTCAGAAATTGATAAAATAATTACTTATAACGGTCGGGTGTATGAAACGTAGCCAAACCGCTGAACTTTAGAATTATGTACTGACTTAACTTGGCTATGTTTTATACACCTTGTTATACACAGTACGGTTTATTAAGGAAGAATGTTGATTTGAAACACGAATAAAAACTTTTTAAAAATGTGCGGTGGAAAATTTAATTTCAAATATTTATATATAAAGATAAAATTATGAGTAAGGAAATGAGAAAATACATAGACACATTCAAAGGAAGAATGTTAAATGAAAACGTTGAAGGTGTAAATCAACAAAAATCAATTCAACATATCATAAACAATGAAATAGTTGATAGATTTGATACGGGTAATGTTTCAATTACAACTGCTATTGAAGCAGTTAAAATAGCATATCAAGAAATTATTGATATGATTGAAATGAATTTTGATACTGGTTATACTGAACTTGGTGGCGGGTTATCTGATGCTCAGAGAATTATAAACAGAATTGAAGATTTCAAAAAAAGAGCGAAGGAAAATTTTTAAAAAGTTTTTTACACAGAACTATAATTGGAACACGAATGTAGTATTGTGTATAACGGTTGGGTGTATATAGGTTTTTTAATTTTAAACTTTAATATATACTAACTGAACTAAATAAAAAACTTACATATACACCTTGTTATGGGTTAGTAAAAAAATTAGAAAAAACAAAATTATGAAACAAAAAATTAGAAAAAACAAAATTATGAAACACATCAAAAAATTTAATGAAACATTAGAAAATAATTCATTTGAAAAGGAATTTAATAGAATAGGAATTAAATATAATGGTGATCCAAAGTCTTTATACCTAATTATATATACTGGTTATGATGATTTCCTAAGTCATGACATTTATCATAGAGTTGATACTAAAGAAGAAGGAGTGAAACTATATAAGAAAAAAGAAAAAAAGTCATCTATTATAAATGGTGGTAATATTTATAATTACAAAGAAGTTTTTGATATGTATAAATGGATAGATGATGTTCTAAATAATAATAAAAATATAAGTAAATGGATAGAAGAAGAAAATAAGATGTTGAATAAGTTTGGTTTTGAGGTTTATGAAATTTAATTATAACGTTTACAGATATGTTTAGTTTTTCTGTTTAATATATAGATAAAAGTAATTCAAGAATATGAAAAGTAAATCACACATAGAAGGTTTTTTAGAACTTACTTGATAAGCTTTCAAAAATTCAAAACATTAAACACAAAACTATTCTAACTTTGGCTTATTCGACAGGAATGAGAGTATCTGAAGTTTGTGATTTAAAAATAGAAGATATTGATAGTAAAAGGATGTTAATTCATATTAGAAACGGTAAAGGAAGAAAAGATAGAATTGTACCTTTAACACAAACAGTTCTTGATTTATTACGTCAGCATCATAAGTTAGAAAAACCTACTATTTATGTTTTTAACGGGCAAAATAAAGGTGATAAATACACATCAAGAAGTTGTAATCAAATTGTAAAAAAGTATTTAGGTAAAGATTATCACTTCCATCTCTTGCGTCATTCTAATGCGACAGCAATGTTAGAGGCAGGAACAGATTTAAGATATATACAATCACATTTAGGTCACAGCTCAAGCAGAACAACCGAAATATATACACACGTATCAACAACAAAAATTCAAAAATTAAATGTACCAATTTAGTTGTGTATTTAAAAATAATTTTATTTGTCAATTGACAGCTCCCACACCTAAAGGTAGTGAGATTTACTTCTACTTTATCAAATGAAATCGCTTCATTTGCCATTCTTTTTTGACTGAAGACTGATTACTTTTTTAATTTTTTCACCTTTTTAGAATATGATTTTTAATATATATTTTAAAAATAAAATGAAAAATGTTATATAAAAGGAAACAATTACCAGAGTTATATTATCTCCGTCACTTTAATGATACAACTGGTGATCACATAGATTATGAGAATAAGATACTTAATAAGTCTTTATCGCCTTATATGTATCAAAATAACATAATGAATGGTTTTTTAACAAGGTTACAACCTTTAGTATCTTTATTATTTGATCAGATGAATATACTTAAAAACTTTAGAAATTATCTGGTAGATAAAGATTGGTATAAATAAAAAATATAATATATGAGTAAGATTAATAATTTTAATAATTTTCTAAATGAGAGTAAGAGAGAAAAAATATTCTTAAACGGTTACGAAATGTGGTTAGATAGAGATAAATTAATGCTATATGATAAAGAATATTCTCAAAATGGAATTCCTTTTGATATAGCAGGTGAAGGAGATGGAATTTATATATTCTCTAATCATTTAACAAGTGATGAGAAAAGACAATTAGTTAATTATATCAAATATAATTAAAAAATAGAAAAAACCATTTATAATATATAATATATAATATACTAAAACATATAGTAAATAAAATGGCAGACAATAATAAAATTGTAGGATTTAAGAAATTCTCGGATATGAAATCAAGTTCTTCTAAAATAGAAGAAGTAGATGCCTCATTACCTGAAAAACCTGAAACGGATTCAGATAGACCGATGATTCCTAATTTATCGGAACCTACAAAGAAAGTAGAAAAACCAATTTCTCAGAAAAACATTCAACCAGCAGAGCATAAAGATTTTGAGCAAGATGAAGAGAATGATGAGTATCCAGAAGGTTTATCTAAAAACGAATCTGCAGTTAAAACTTACGGTAAAGTAGCTAAGATGCCAAAGGGAGTATTGGCATCTAAAGGATTTAACTTCTTAGAATCAGTTAAAATATCTAAGAAGTCTATATGGTATATTATGGTTGAGAAAGATCAAGAATTACAATTAGTTAAATATAACTATAAAGAGGGTGTAGACCTAAATAAATTTGTCACTGAATTAAAATCATATTACATTAATAGATATAAAGATAATAAAGTTGTATGTGAGGCAGTCTCTAAAATTGCTATTGATGGTAATGATAAATATTCTATGATAAAAAATATACCAACTATTGATATCGAGGGTAGAAAAATTATTACTAAAATCACTGAAGATCTTATAAAATTGCTATCTAAGTAAATGTTAGTCTATATTGCAAAAAATATAGTAAATAATAAGGTTTATATTGGAATAACTAAGAGAAATCTTGAAAAAAGAGTTTATGAACACTTATATTCTTCTAATATTCCAAATAAATACCTAACAATTAGATTCTATAATTCCATAAGAAAATATGGTAAGGATAATATTAAATGGGATATTCTATGTGAGTGTAATTCGGTAGAAGAACTTCTTAAAAAAGAAGAATATTTCATAAATTTATATGACTCAACAAATCCTGATAAGGGATATAATATGTTAAAATCCTCAACTTTTTTAGACTACAAGCACATTAAAGAGTTTAAGGATAATAAAAAACATATTTATATTGGTTCATATCCCACAGAGGAAGATGCTGCAAGGGCATATGATGATTATATAGATCTACATAAAATAAATAAGAGTAAAAATTTTACAAATGAATCTTTGATTTATTTAATGTATTTTGACAATTATCAAAAAAGTAGTTTTATACTTTAATATATAAAATAAAATTATTAAGTAAATAATGAAGAATTTGAAAAAGTTTAATGAAATATTCCTTCAAGGTGGAAATTATGAAAATGGTGATCAACACTCTTATACAGAGGTTGATAGTTTAGATAAGAAATACTCATTCACAAAGGAACAACTTTATGGCTTTGTTTGCAACTTTGTAGGTGCAGCAGGTTTTTCTATTAAAGACATAGAAACAGCATTAGATACATTTGATTTTGATTTTGATTATTCTACTCACAATGAAGGTAAAGCTTTTAAGGCATCAAGAAATCCTTTTGGTGATAAAACTAAAGAAGATAAAAAAGATCAGTTAAGAAAAGCTGTTGAAGATCATATCAAAGATAAAGGTTGTAAAACTAAAAAAGTTGGTGATGATTTTGAAATTCATACTGACGGTGAGCATGTTGCTCAAGTTATGTTCCGTAATGATAAAGTTACCGTTAAAAAACAAGGTAATAAGTTTGGAAAAGATTTTGAATACAATCAATTAGGTAAAATTAAATCAGAAATAACTGATATAATAAAATAGCAGGTTCAAAGCCACACCAGAGATAGCATCTCTGGTCAGACACCACTTATTTTTTAAGTGGTGTTTCTTTTTTTATTGGTTTTTTATGTTCCTTCCATAACATTATTTTAGTGCAAAATATATAAATAATGACGAATAATTTTTGTATTCGCACTAAAAAATAATAAAAAACCGTGAATAAGGAAGAAATTTTAGGTTTAGTTAGACACGCATTAACATTTGTTGGTGGTGTTTTAGTAACTAAAGGTTTGTTAGAAGCTGGTTTAATGCAAGATGCAATTGGTGCTGTAATGACATTAACTGGTGTTGTCTTATCTGTATTAAATAAAAGAAAATAATAAGTAAGAAAAGGAAACACCACTTGAAAAAGTGGTGTTTCTTTTTTTTTTATATATAAGAATATGGATAAATTGAAAAGACTTTATAATTATCTTAAAAAGAATAATAAAAAGAAAATTCTTTTTTTAACAACATCTAATAGATGGTCAGGTGATAAAGAGTTGCCAAAACCTTCTATTATAGCAGATGAGTTGGTTAAGAAGTTAGGAACAGGAACTATAATAAATGTTTCTAAACTAAAAATATTTCCTTGTGAAGGAAATGTTTCAACTAAAAGAGGAAATACTTGTGGTCTTAAAGAAGCTATGTTAAAAGATAAAGGTAAAAATCCTACTGGAAATATTAGATGCTGGACCTGTTAATAATAAAAGTGATGAGCTATATAAAGTAGCGAATGCTATATTTGAAGCTGACATAATTATATTCTTTGGTTCAGTTAGATGGGGTAAAATGAATTCTATTTATGATATTTTTGAAATTGAAGCAAAGGCTAGTGAGTTTGATGAAAGTGAATTTAATAAGTGGTTACAAAAGCGTTCCTATTCTAGAAGAGAAATATATATGTTGATGCATAAATTAGCATTTGATGGTCATATCGAAGATGGGTTATATCTTATTGAAGTTTGGTAATAAAAAAAATCACTCAAACGAGTGATTTTTTTTATACTTTCTTTTGTTGAAGCTTTTGAAGCTCAAGTTCAAATGATATTTTTCTCTTCTCAATATCTCTATCAATCATTTCGTTCCATCTATCTGTAACATCAATTACAACTAAAGAGTGTTGTGAAGGTTCAAACTTAATATCATAAGTCCATCTTCTATTTTCATCATGAAAGCCGTGAGTTGATCTTATTGTTCTACCAGCTTTTAATCTACTAACTTTAGTAGCTTCTCTTTGAGCACCTCTTAAAGTTTTATAAGCTTTGATTTTATAATCAATATTCTTTTGTAGCTTACCATTTTTATTATAGAAGTATTCATAGGTAACATCAGTATTAGTCTCTTCTTCACCTAAAAGCTGATCGATTAGATTATCTCTAAGTTCAGCTTTATTAACATAAACGATTGTGTATAATCTTCCCATATAATTTATATATAAAAAATTTTAAAAGTTTTGTGTTTCGTCAATTTTCCATTTTTTCATAATTAATATATAAAATAAAAATAAAATTATATGTATAAAACTTGCAGTAGATGTAATATAACAAAAGCGATAGAATTTTTTGCTAAGAGAAAAAAATCAAAGGATGGTTACTATGGTGTTTGTAGAGATTGTAGAAATGATGATGTGAAAAAATCAAAAAGTAAAAAAGTTTATAGTATGGAAGAAATTCTTTTAGAGAAAGAAAGAAAAAAATTATACTATATTAATAATAAAGATAGAATCTTATTAAAGTCAAAAGAATATAGAGATAATAACAAAGAATCTGCTAGAATTTATAAAAATAAATATTATTATGAAAATAGAGAAAAATTAATAGAATACTCTTGTAAATATCATACAAATAGAATCAAAAATGATGAATTGTATAAGTTTAAGTGTAGTATATCTAACTTGATAAAAAATTCTCTAAAATACAAAGGTTATAAAAAAAACTCAAAAACTGAAGAAATTTTAGGATTAAATATTTTAGAATTTTTCAAATATATTGAATCAAAATTTGAACCATGGATGACCTGGGAAAATTATGGTAATTTTGATGGGAATATCGGTAAATTTTATAATCATTCGTGGACAATTGATCATATAATACCCGTACATACTGCAAAAAATGAGGAAGAAATATTAAAACTAAATCATTACACCAATCTTCAACCTTTATGTGGTAAAATAAACATGTATATAAAAAGAGGAAGATTAGACTTCAAATAAAAAAATCTCTAATTAGAGATTTTTTTATTTGAAGAATTGTGCATTCATCTGAATTTTATTTAGATCATCTTGTGTAAAAGAATTAGGATTATTATTAACTGCTTTTAGTATTTCATTATAAGCTTCACGTGCTTCTTGCATCTTTCCACAATAAAAACTAGCTGCTGCATGTGCTTCTGCAAAGCGCCATATATAAATTGGTTCATCAACGAATAATAGTTTTTTAGGATAAGGATTTTTACCGTGAAAAGTTTCATAAGCAAACTTTGTGTAAAGATAAGCTAAATGCCATTCTCCCATTTGTAAATAATAATCAATGATTAGTTTGATTGACTCACCTCTTGTTGGTTCAAAAGCATAAGCTTTTAAGCATTGTTGCATTGTTAAGTTCCAAGGCTCTTCTAATGACTTCATAATTGAAGCAATTCTGTAATGAGCATAGTAGATCTCTTCAGCATAACCGTCAGTTCTTTCGGTTCTTTCTTTGTAATACTTCATTGATCTTCTTAATCTTTCCTCATTTTCTTCTCTATTATCAGGAATAGAAGCTGAATCGTGATAAGATTGCGCTGTATAAAAAACCCATCTTGGATCTTGGCGATTTTCATTGATATAAGCTTCTAATTTATGTGCGTGTGATAAGTATTTTTCTGATACTTTTCCTTGCCAAGAAGCACCATCCATACTTACATTAACTTGAATACCTGCTGCTAATCCAGAGGTTATATTTTGGTCGTCACACACGATGAACTCGTGAATGGGGCCATAAAAACGAAAAGGCTTACTTACCCTAAAAAACGTATTTCTAGTATATTTCATTTGACCTATACGTGTATTAATCATATATAAATCAGCAGTAAATTGATTTTTATTGAATGACGGATCGATTACTAATTGCTCGTCACAATCAAACCAATATCCGTGAACTTCGTCAGCATTCCAACCAAGTTCTTTTACTACATCTCTTAGTTTTTCCATTGCCCAAGTTCGGCTTTTCTCAAAGTCATCAAATGGTCTTTCAAAAACATAAGTTGGTATATTATTTTCTTCTCCGAACTTGCGAATTAAATCTTGTGTTCCATCGGTAGAACCGGTATCATTTACTACGATTAAGTCAGTAATAGTTTTACAACTATTTAACATTCGCTCAATTACGTGGCTTTCGTTTTTACATATAAAGTTTAAGGCTAATTTACCCATTATTATAAATTATTTTTTATTTATATAAATAAGAGATAATAAGTTTTTTTATTTAATATATAGTTTAAATAAAAAATGAATATTATGAAATACTTAAAGAGATTTGATGAGGTTTTGAAAATAAATGAATTTTTCTTTTTACCAAATCAAAATGCGCCAAAAGAAAATGACTTTGAATCAGAAGAAGACGAGTTCTGTCAAAATTGCGATTGCATACCTTGTCAGTGTAATACAGATGAGTGTAAAGAGTGTAATTGCAATCCTTGTGAATGTGAAGGTATGAATGAGGGTCTGGACGATCATTTTAGAAAAATGAGAGTTAACTCTTATTTAAGGATCGCAAGAGATAAGTATAAAGGAAAATCTGCTGATGAGATTATTGATATTATCAACAAAGGCAATCCAGGTTTAAGATTTATGGATGATCAAGAGAAAGAATTATTCAGACAAGAATGGGATAAAGAAAATAAAAAAGGAACTTTCAAATACTTTATAGCTTTATCAAATGATGAATTAAAAGACTATCAAAAAAACTTTACACATCATGGTTTTGATAATCCGGCAGAGCATAACCCAGAGTATGTTGCTTGGAAAAAAGCTTGTGAAATAAAGAAAGTTTTTGTTGAAAAGAAAAAATACAAAAGAGAAATTAAAGATAATAATTTTTCAAGAAGAAAAATTTACTAAAAAAGAGAGCTAAGAAGCTCTCTTTTTTATCCTAAAATGTTTCGGCATTATTAAAAGTTTTCAAGGAACGGAATCAATTTTTATATATAGTATAAAAAAGATTATATATGAGAACTTGTAGTAAATGTAGTGAAGAAAAAGAATTAAATGAATTTAGTATTAGAATAACTTCAAAAGATGGTTATAATAGAAAATGTAAAAAATGTGTCACTGAAACTAAATGGTTATGGGCACAAAAAAACAAAGATAAAGTAAAAAAATCAAGAGAGAATAGGAAAGATAGTATTAAAGAAAGTAAGAAAAAATGGTATGATGCAAATCCAGACTATAATAAAAATTATAAGCGAAAGTATAATAGATCTAAAAGACTTATGGAAAGAATGAATAATGACAATATATTAAAATGTAGGATTAAAATTTCTAAATCTATTGGTTATCATATAAAGGAATATGTAAATAACGGTAGATATTATGATAAAGCCTTAACTACTATAGAAATTCTAGGTTGCTCTATTGAAGAATTTAAGTTGTATATTGAAAGTAAATTTGAATCTTGGATGAATTGGGATAATTATGGTAAATATAATGGAGAATTTAATTATGGTTGGGATTTCGATCATATTATACCTATTTGTTCTGCGAATACAATAGATATGGTTTATGAATTAAATCATTATACCAACTTTCAACCATTATGTAGTAAAATAAATAGAGATATAAAAAGAGATAAAATTAATTTTGATATATCAAAATTTACATTTTAATTATGTTTTAAGAATAAAATCAGGTGATTAGTTCCAGGTGCTGAGTCATAAGGTAAAATAGCTCTAGCTAATTCACCTACTTCTTCTGCAAGTTTTAGTCCTTTCTGTGAAAGTGTTTTCTTATCTTTAATTGATAAGTCTTTTATAAAATCGTTTAAGTAGTTATTCATTTAATATTTCTATTAGTTTAAGGTGTCTTAATAGTTTTACATTATTATCTTTTTTAGCGTGAAAAGATAATGACTTGAAAATTGATTTTTTATAATCTTTCATATCATAATATGTCGAGTCTATACCATAACTGATACTTATCTTAAATAAGTGGTTATGAAATAAATCAAAGTCTATAACAATTCTAGGTAGTCCATTTGCTATAAATGCATAGTCACAACAAAGATTATTATATCTTTTTTTATCATAATAGTCAGGATCTATTTTATAATCAAATGTAGATAAATAATCATAAATTATCTTAAAATTAGTTGATATAGTTCTTTTATAAGTTCTATCTTCTGAAATTCGTCCATCTACATAAGTAGTTGTTCTTACATTACATTTATCAAACTTTGAGAATAAAATTTCGTCAGACTCCGCAGACTCTGTGCGTTCTCTCATATCTTTTATTCCTAACTTTTCATATATTTCCGCCCAAGTAAGTAACTTATTTTCCATGTTCTAATAATTGATAGTTTATTGCTATTTTTGTTAAATCTACAAAATGTTTTCTCGCATTATCTTTTTTAAGATTCTCAATAAACCATAACTTCTCAGCTAAGACTGATGAAAAGCTTGCTAATCGAATACCATCTTCTTCAATGAAGTCTGTTAAATTATCTTTAATAATCAAATGCACATCAACACTACCGTATCTGGTTTCACCATCACCATAAGAATCATAAGAAGTCCAGACTTGCTTTTTAACAGAGATAATTTTATCTGTTAAGTTCCAGTAAATACCAAACTTCTCAGCAATTTTATACATCATTTCTTCTGTAATCAAAAAGTCAAAATCATCTGCTTTACGTCTAAATAGTTGATTACCATCAATGGTAAAACAGCGAAGTGCTCTTGAGCCCGTTAAAACACCACCGATCTCGGTAACATATTTAATCAGTTTCCAGTTTTTCTTAAATCGCTGAAATACACCATATCTTTGAGATATATCATATTTTACTTTATAATCTTTGGTTAGCAAACCAAGATTTATATCTCTGACATGTGATTTTATTGTTGTAATTTCTTCAGGTCTCATTCTAATAGTTTAGCTCGTTAATACTTTCTTTACAGATAATTTTATTTAATGAGTTTGCTAATAAATCAGCACAAGTAATAACACTCATTCTTGGTTTATCTAAACCAGGATAATCTATATTATATTTGTTTATTTTATCATAAACACTTACAATAGAGTCACTAACAATCAACTCAGTTAAGCTAGAGTTTTTAATGTTTTCTAATGCACTACCTGATAATACAGGGTGTGTTAGAATACCTCTAACTGATTTAGCACCGCTTTGCATAATCAAATCAGATGCTTTACAAATTGTTCCCATAGTGTCACCTAAGTCGTCAATGATAATTACGTTTTTACCTTCTACTGGATTTAACAAAGTCATAGAAGCAACTTCATTTGGTTTAGTTCTTTTCTTATCAATAACTGCAAAGGTTGAGTCAGGAAAATACTTAGCTAAACCTAATGTTCTTTTAGTTGCTCCGTGGTCTGGTGCAACAAAGCAAAGATCATCTAAGTTTAGAGATCTGATATAATCGATAAAAATACGATTAGATAAAAGGTGTATAACAGGAACATTATAAAAACCTTGAATACTATTGTTGTGTAGGTCTATTGTAATAACATTAGATACACCAGCACTGGTAATAATGTCTGCTAAAAGTTTAGCTGAAATACTTTGTCTGATATGATCATTTTTATCAGAACGTGAGTAAGGTAGATAAGGAGCAATTAAAGATACTGATGAACAACCAGAACGCTTAGCAGCATCGATTGTTAGCAAAAGTTTCATTATATCATCAGATGAATGAAACTTTTGCTAACAATCGATGTCTTCTTGACGAACACTTTTTGTAAAAACCGGGCAGAATTCTCCGTCTGAGAATTTATTAATGATTAGCTGATTATCAATTTCTTCATCTTGAAATAAGTTGATAACTTTTTTAGCTAATTTAGATTTGTTTAAGGAATAAATTTTCATATATGTTTTTAATTTTTTAGAAGCATATCTATTACTACGTTACGATAGTTTTGAATAGTAGGGTTAAATCTACTATATTTTTTTATATCAGTGATAAAATGTCGCAACTTAGGTTTAGAATCTTTATCTTTATTTTGATATTTGTGTTTTTTCCATAAAAATAAAAAGTCGAATTGTTCTCGTTTTGGAAGAGCATCAAACCATGCAAGGTTTTTACCCATCTTATTTCGCAAACATTTCAACTCTTTTTGGTATCTTACCTTTTTATCATTCATAACACAAAGTTATGAAATTATTTTCTAAATTAAAATTATTTAGGAAAAAATTCATCTAACCAACCATTATTTAGACTACTCATGTATGCACCTCTATACTTAGAAGAGAAGTCTTTTCTACCTTTACATAATTTAGCAAACTCAAAACAATTACTCTTATCCCAAAATCCATTTGCTCTTTTTATATATTTTAGGTGACTTAAAAGTTCTCTCCAACCATTTTTATAAATAGCAGATAAGCAATTTATATTCTGTTTACTAAACTCGTCAAATGTTTCATACTTAAGAGCCTCCTCTTTACAAACATCATATGTCCATATTCTACTTATACCACCTAAAGATCCTGTCTTATTCCTATTTAATATATTCCATCCATCAGCAACATATTTTTTAAGTATCTCACCTTCTAAAATTGATGCTTCTTTAGCATCAATATATTCAGTTAATTTTTTCCTAATAGGATATTTTCCTGTTGTTTGTATATGTTTTTTGACAGCATCATTTACGTCATTTAATCTCTTTACCCATCTACCCTCAAAGTTAAAAGTTAACCCAACATATACATAATTATTATCAAATTCATACGCATAAACACATCTTTTCTTAAGATTTCCTAAAACTTCCATATGACTACATATTTCATCTAACCAACCATTTTGTCTAGCGATCTCATATGCAAACCCTTTTTGATCAAAAAACTCTTTTCTTGTTTTACAAGAAGATGCCAGATCTTTACATCTTTCATATGTCCAGTAACCAGTTGGCTTCATCTTCTCTTCCATATGTAAAAGTAATTCAGGCCAGAACTTTATGCATTTTTTGTATGCAGCGGAAGCATTTTTCTTAAACTCCATTCTAGTTTTGTATTTCAAAGCCTCTTCTCTACAAGAGTCATAATCCCATTTTACTATTCTCATATAATATATATAAAAATAGAATATCTTATTATCATTTTAATAATTTATTTAATCTAAACTCTCTCATTTCTTGTAATGAAAACTCAATATACTCAGAGGAGGAAAGAGATTTGTTATATCCTTTATTTTGTATTATATATCGACCTAAATCAACGGTTACAATACAATCAGGATCAAGCAAATTAAGTTTTATAAAATTATTATTTCTATCCCAAACAATTTCATATTTACCAATTTTTTTTGTTTGTAACATATTAGAAACTTGTTCGTTAGTATATAATTCTAATCCATTCAACTTACGTCGAGTATTTAATTTATCTTTTAACTTTTTTACAAAGTAGCTATTTTTTATATTCATTTATAATTGATTTAAGATCTGCTGGTGAGTAATTTACAGATTTTAAGACCTTATCATCTTCTTTTCTATAAACTAGCCATTTACCATTATTTTCTTTGTAATAACCTTCTGTACCATCTTTCTGCATATAATGTTCTAAGGTTGCTTGTGCTTCTTGTTCTGAATTACAAGCTTTTGACATATTGCTTCGTTGAACTTCATTAAATAAATCAACAAAACTTTCTCCTAGTCCAAACTCTAAAACTGCACCAGATAAAACATATTGAAGATCTGCAAGTGCATCAGCAATTTCTACTAAATCATTATTTTCAATTGCTTCTACTAATTCTTTTAGTTCTTCTTGTAAAAGATCAACACGCAATTTACAACGTTGTTGTGAAGGAATTTGAGGTGTATCTAAAATTGGAGCATTAAAAGTTCTATGAAATTCTGCTACTTGATTAAGTGAATCTATTTTCTGCATATTATTCTTTTTGTTTTTATATACAAAAATGATTTATAGTTTACAAAAAATAATATATACTAAAAACAATAAGTAAATAATGAAATATCTAAAAACCTATGAATCATATAGAAATACTGAACCAGTAAATGAAGAATTAATTGGTAAATTATTTGATTTCTTAAAAAATATGTGGGGTAGAGCATTGGAAGATCTTAAAAAACTAGGTCAAAACCCAACAATGGAACAATTAGATAAATGGTTAGAAGAAAATACTTTTAATAGAAATAGTAATAACTATTTATTTAAGTCAATTATGGATGAGTTTAAGAAAGAAGCTACTACTAATACTGAAAGATGTTTAGATTTGGTTGGTAGTATCTTAGATCCAGTAACTGGTCAATTAGGTGAACAAGGCTTACAACCTTTCTATGATGGTTTATTAAAGGTTTTTGGTAAAAACTTAGCACCAATTGAAACTATTAAATATTATTTTATAACTTGTAGAAATCGTGCTATTAAAGATTATAAGTATGCTGGTGGTCCAGATGCGGGTAAAGTAGATCAAGATAAAATCAATAAAGATATAAACGATAAAACACACCTACCTGACTTTAAGAACCTATTAAAAGGTGCAAATGGTGATGAAAAGAAAATGAAGGATATTACAATTAAATGGGTTGAAGGAACTTTAATTCCAAGAATAATAAAATATATTCAAGAAATCAAAAAAGAAGATATTGATGAATACTTAAAATCTAAAAATATAAAAACTGAAGTAGCTACTGAATATAAAGTAGGTGATACCGTTATTTATAAAAGAAGAGATTTTAATCAAACTGCATGGGATGCTATTTCAGATGATGAGAAAAAGAAAACTAATGAAGGTAAAGTAAAAGATTTAGTTGATAAAGAACAGATTGGTATCTTAAAAATTACTAAAATTGAAGGTAATAATGTTACTTTCAAGGGTACACAAGGCGACATTAACAAAACATTAGATGATATTTTAATAAAAGTAGATGGTGCTGTTGAAGGACAAGAAGATTTAGTAAATACATTAAAAGATATAAAAACTAAAAATCCAGAAGCTATTCAGAAAATAGGTGATGTTTCTAAGTTGTATGAAGATCCACAAGTAAACAAAACAAAAATTGAAGAGATTGAAAAAATTATTTCAACTTAATGATATATTTAAGAAGATTTAACGAGAGTATAGAAAATATAGATTATATATGTCAAAAATATGACATAGAGAATTATACTATTAATGAAGATGAATCTATTGATGTTAATGGTGATGTTAATTTTTTTAATAAAAATTTAACAAAATTGCAGTTGAAGTTTAGAAATGTTAGTGGTAGTTTTAATTGTTCATCTAATCAATTAACATCATTAGAAGGAGCTCCTCAATCAGTTGGTGGTAATTTTGTTTGTTCATTTAATCAATTGACATCATTGGATGGAGCTCCTCAATCAGTTGGTGGTTATTTTAATTGTGATAATAATCAATTGACAACATTAGAAGGTTGTCCTCAATCAGTTGGTGGTTATTTTAGTTGTCGTAATAATCAATTAACAACATTAGAAGGCTGTCCTCAATCAGTTGGTGGTTATTTTAGTTGTCGTAATAATAAATTATTTAATCTTGAATTTGTTCCATCTTGTCAATTTATTTATTGTAATAGTAATCCAATACATAGGTGGTGGTCTAAAATAAATGATATTAATAAATTAGATGCTTTTATAGATTTAGGTATTGATTGTAGAGACCCAGATTTTATGAATAAGGAAAAAATAGATTTATTAAAAGAATGAGCAAAAATATTATAAATATTTTAAAGAAAATAGATAAAATAGCACTAAAAGGAAAAGATTCTTTTTTAGAATATTATACTTTAGTTGATGATTTATCTAAGAGTGGTGATTATGATAATTTATTACAATGTCTTTATACTCATTATGAGATAGATATTAATAAGTTACCAACCATTGACTCTGTTAAGAAAAATACTTGGAATAAAATATTATTAATGACTCAAAGTTTAATGTCAAAAAGAATCAAAAATTTATATGACTCTAAACAAGTTTATCAAACTGGTTATGATATATGGAGTTCAGATCCTAATTTTATATCTATTGATTTATCTAATCCTCTAACTGCAACTTATTCAGCAGCAACCGCTTCAGCAGGTATAACAATAACTAGATCTAATAACACATTAAATCTTAATATTACTAATAATAACATTTATGATATAACTCTATATAAAACTAATTGGACAGACGGACAACCATCTGATCTAAATAAGTTTCAAGTTATAACAGGAATAACTCAATCAACTTATAAATTAGAGATTCCTACAACACAAGATACTGAATGGTTAATTTCCACAAAGGAAAGACCTAACTATAAAGTTCTAAATTATAGCTTGTCAGTAAGCACTAATAAATACTTAGGACAAATAATAGAAGATGGTATCTATACAGATGAAACTAAATACTACATTAAAAATAGAGAGTATGCAAGAATTACTAAAACAAGGAAAACTTTCTTAGAAGTTAAGAAAGTTGGTGCTACTCAATCTGTATTTATAACAGATGATAATCTTAAATTATCAGAAGATAATAATTTATACAATAGATACGTTAAAGCAGTAAATATCTTACTTTCGTAAATTTATATATAAATAAAAATAAAATTGATATGTTAAAAAGATTTAATGAATTAAATAGCACTACATACTTATCTGCAGCAGATAAGGCTAGTAAATATGGTCAAGAAAATAGATCACGAGTATTAACAAAATATGTATTTAGTGAATTTATAGGTAAAAGTATAAACAATTCACCTATTAAAAATATATTATATGGTGGTAATAATAAAAAGACTCTATTTATATACCTAAGTGAAGGACCATCAATTATTTATTCTATAACAGAGGATTTATTACTCGAAGATGTATCTGTTAAAGATAGAAAGAGTGCTGTAATATTATCAAAGATTATCTTAAAATCAAATCCTGATAGTAAGTATAAAAATGTCAATAATATAAAAATTGAAAGTTATTAATTAACTCTTTTCTAAAAATTCTTTTTCTTCTTTACTCAAAGAAGAATAACCAAATGTTGATAATTTATCAAGAATACTATTAAGATCTAATCTAATTTCATTTTTACTAATAAATTCACTGATTAGTTTAGTGATTACTGCTTTTTCATCTAATTTATTATCATTTACAATTTGTAGGAATCTAACATACACATCCTCTTCAATCTTTGATTTTAGTGGTTCATATTTTTTAAGATCTTCTCTTATTAATTTTTCAATATACTTAGATCTATTAGTATTACCAATTTCATCTAAATATTCATCCATCATAGAAACTATGTCCTTATTTATTGTAAATCCTGTATTTACTTTGCTTTCTTCTTTCATTTTGAATTATTATTTGCAATTTCCTAATCAAAATCGTTTGGTTAATTTTATTATATTAAATTTTTTATTATAAGTTTTCTACAATAATATCTTCTATTATATTAAAGTTATAATATGGTATTCTAATAAGTTTTATTTTATTTTCTAAACAATAATTATTTTTAATTAAATCTCTTTTTTTATCTTCCTCAAATCTTTCAATACCACCAAAATAATCAACAGGATTAAAATGTTGCTGTCCATCATATTCAATGCATAAATTATGTTCAGGTATATAAAAGTCAAAAATTAAATTTTCTTTATATTTACACTCATTAAATTTATATTGTTTTAGATATTTTATATTTAATTTATCTAGAATATCAACTATCTTATTTTCACCTTTAGATAATTTACAAGAAGGACACCCTTGTCCATTAAGATGACAATTTGGTTTTTGCTTAAAATTACCATGTTTTTTACAAGTAATTATTACAGATTTTTGAGAATGTTTATAATCCACTATTGAGTAGTCATATTTATCACCGTGTATTTTTATAGATCTATCCACAAATATATCTTTATTCAATTTACTACCAGAGCAATATGGACACCCTTGTCCATTTAGATGTGAATTTGGAGTTATCTCAATTATTTCATCGTGTTTATTACATATTATTTTAATTTTTGATATAGCATTTTTATATAGTGATTTAGAATAATCATACTTATTACCATGTATTTTAATAGATTTCTCAATAAAATTCTCTAATTTGCTAAGTTTAGATAAAGATAAGTTTCTATAACCACATTTTGGACATCCTTGATTACCATTAATATGATGACTTGGCGTTTTCTGAAAAACACCATGCTCTTTACATATTATATCAACTTTTATTCTACTATTTATATAAATAACCTCTGAGTAATCATATTTATCATCATATTTTAATTTAGCTTTATCTATAAAAGTTTTTCTAAGTTCATTATTTTTCATAAGATCATACTTTTAATTTTTTTATTTTTACCATTATTCAACAAGTCTTGATATATTAATCTTTCAATATATTTTGACTTGTTTTTGTATTTACTATTAATTATTTCTAATAGATCTTTATCAACATATAAAGATATTCTTTCTTTTGTCTTCATTAATATTTTTTATTTTTATATATAAAATTAAAATTACCAAAAATGTAATTTTTTGATAATTTATTAAAAACCTTTTTCTAATATTTCTATATAACAATAAAAATATTTTTATGAAAATTAAGGTTGTAAATTTTGAGATACTAAGTCGTTATTATAAAAACTATCAAGATGGTGTATCAAAGATTAATGATGTAAAGAAAAGTTTTATCGAAAAGTTAGATCCGTTCAAAAGACAAATGGAAGATTTAATTACTAAAGCAAACTCTGGTGTTGAAATGACAAAAGAGCAAGAAGCTAAATTTCAAGAATTACAAAATCAAGCAGTTGAAATAGATGAAGAATACAAATTCACTATGCGTAAAATGAACGATGAATTATCAAAAGCTATTTATTCAGAATTATCTCAATTTATTTCTGATTGGTCTGATAAAAATGATATTGATATGGTAATCGGTTCACAAGAGGTTGTAACACTTAAACCAGAACACGATGTAACTTCTGATATTATAGAGATTGTTAAACAAAACAATTTATATGTAGAATAAAAAAGAGCAACTTATGTTGCTCTTTTTTTATTATGTTCCTTCATACCACCCATCATCTTTAACTCTTTCATCTAAATCTTCTTCTACTAAGTATTTAAGTAAATCTTCAATTTTATTAAATGTTTTTATTACTCTATATCCACTATGTAATAGAATTTCACTCTCACTCTTGTAAATAACGGTTTTTCTATAATCTTCACTATAACTAAATAATACTTGGAATGTTATAAAATCCCCATATTCTTCATTATTAGATTTTTTCAATTTATCACCTAAAAACTTTATATCTCTTACTGCTATTTTAGCTTGTTCAGCATCATAAGCATCTTCATCATCATTCATGCATCCAATAGTAACAATACTAAATATTTTTTGACCGGTAGTTGAATCATAAGTCATAGAAGGAAAAACACCTGCTAATTGATTATAGTATTTTTGTTGTATCTCATATTGTTTATCTGAACGTGGATCTCCTTGGAATATAAACTCTAATTGTTTTTCATCAAAGTCATATATACTTGCAGGAAGTGTTTTAGAGTATTCAGTGTTTTCTCTATCTTTTCTATCTTTTTGTATATTTACAATAGTTAGTATTTCTTCTTGTAACTCACTAACTTGTAATCTTAGAAAGCTTAATCTATCTTCTAAATCTTCATCATCCATAGCGGCAAGAAACTTAGTATTACTTTCGTTAAATTTTTTTAAATATATCATTCTAATAATAAATTTATTTTTTCTTGATTCATAAAATCTGGATCCCTTGAATCTATACCTAAATCAATAAAAGCATCTAATTTACTAATATCAATTTTAGACCACCATTTATGTATTGGATTATCAAAACAACTTAAAGATTGACAAGATGGAGCAAAATCAAGATTAACTAGTTGATTATTATCACAAATAAAAATACCACCAACCGATTGCGGAGCTCCTTCTAATGTTGTTAATTGATTATTATAACAACCAAAATTACCACCGACTGATTTTGGAGCACCTTCTATAGTAGTTAATTGATTATAAGAACAATAAAAATCACCATCAACTGATTTTGGAGCACCTTCTAATGTGGTTAATTTATTATGTGAACAATCAAAAGAACCAGTTACATTTCTAAATTTTAGTGGTAATTTAGTTAATCCTCTACCAGATAAATCAACATTACCATTAACATCGATAGATCCATCATCATTAATAGTATAATTTTTTATACCATATTTTTGACATATAGATTTAATATATTCTTTACTTTCGTTGAATTTTCTTAAATACTTCATAAAAGTATATATTAAATTAAATACTCAGAAATGTCTAAATCTAATGTTCTATTGATAACATCAATCGGAGTTTTATATTCCTCAAAAGCACTATCAGTAAGTAGTATAAGAGTTGCTCTAACTATTTTTATATTTTCGTATTTTGTTCCTTGCAGCATCTTTCTAAAAAGCTTACCATATAAAGATAGTTGAACATAATAGTGACCTAATGCGGTATTTGGTAGATCTTGATAAGGCTCATACATTCTATCAGTCCACTTTGTTTCTAAAAAGTTTTTTGGCTTATTTGTATTATGTGTTACTATCATACTTTTAGTACATAAAAATGTGCTTGTTGGACTGTCAACCTCAATACACTTTGTCGGTACCGATTCCACCATTTTGACTGATTTTATACTTCTATATGTTCTCTTATCTTTCTGTAAATTTACAATTATATTTTTATTTCTACTTAAAAATGGGTTAAAGTCGGTAGTCACAAACTCTATATTGTAACATTTTATTATTTTATTATTTATTTTCTTATTAGATGTTATAATAGTAGTTTTTATACCCAAAGATGAAAGTAATTCAATAGAAAGGTCTACTTGATATTTTTTTGTAGTTGAGATACTGAACCTTTTTCTTTTTGAGTTATAATAACCATCAGCATCCATTAACCCCCTTAAAATATCTAATCTTTGTTCATATGAGCTTAATAAAAACACATCTAATAATCTTTTATTTTTAAGCAATGATAATTCTCTTAGTTTAGTACGCAATCCTAATACTGTTCTACTTTGTGCTTTACCAGATCCACCATTAGAGATGTCATTACCTAATACATACCCTCTATTCTCTATTTCTTTCCATACCAATTCATTTGCTTGTGTTATAACACCACAATCACTATGTCCATCTCCTAACCAAACACCATATACATAAGGATCAATTGGTAGATTAGCTTTTTTTATATTTAATGGTTTTGTATTTTCAATTTTCAATATTTTATATGACTTTCTAGTATCTAAATTGTTATAATAGTCGTATATTTCTTGTGTTGTCATTACTTTCTCTTTCTTATTACCATTATGTACTGTAAAAACTAACCATCTATGCTCAAAATCAGATATTATTTCCTCCTTATTATCAAAACATATTTTTAGGCAATTTTTATTTTTTATATTTGATATATGTTTAATATTCACCATATTACCATCCTTATCAAACACCATGTCATTAGTTGTTAATGTTCCCATTGTTTTCCAACCATTGTTAGTTAAAATATCAGTATCTAATGGTAAACCTTTCCAATCGGTAATTACAATACCTAATTCTGTTTTTTCTTTATTACAAACAATCCAGATTTTATCAGCTTGACCAGTATAACCTAAATCTGGATCACCCATTACAACCTCAGTATCAATTAAAACAGCACCATTTCTAATCATTTTCTCATAGAAGTCTTGACCATTTCTAATCATGTGATCTGATGTTATTGTTTGCTCAAAATCGCAATCAAACTCAGGCTCTCTAACTTCTTTATCTAAGTTAAATCTTTCAACAATACCTTTTTCTAAAAAATAGTGAACACGACTTCCTAAATTATTTGCATAGTTACCCATTCTAATCCACTCTTTCTTTAGTTTTTTCTGAACTTCAACATCACCTTTTGCTTTTCTTAATGAAGCTTCCTCTGTTGGAAAAGGTCGATAAAACTTTTTTAACACACTTGATACAGATAACCAGTTACTTTTATTTACACCTTCAACATTATTCATAAAGTATTTATGATTATCTTCAATAAAGTAAAGGTTTAATTCTTTTCTTCTTTCGTCTAATATATTTCTTATATCATTAGCTATTTCATATAAATCCATCATCTAATTTATATTCAATTATGAAAAGTAAGTTTATAAAAAAAGACCCTAAAAGGGTCTTTATATTAAAAAGGTAAATCTTCTTGTGTCTCTGTTTGTGATTCAGGTGTTGGATCTTGAAGCTCAGCTTCGTCTCTTACTACCTGATCATCCCATCTTCCGTCTGCTCTTAACCATCTACCGAGTCCACCTCTACCAGCAGCTCTTTCCATTGCTTCTTCATACATACGTATAAGATCACGAGTATTTCTTCCTTGAATAGCAGTTATTACTGGTTCATTTACAGGTTGCTCTTGTGTTACTTCTGATGCAACTTCTGTTACATTTTCTAATGTTGGTGCTGCAACTTCTGATTCTAAAGGTGTTTGAGTCACTTCTGGTGAAATTTCTTCTACAACTCTGGTTCTACGAGGTCTATAATCAAACGGACTATCAAAATCCAATGGACGCCAATCCGCAAAGTAGTCAGAAGCTTTAGATTTAACACCCATCTTCTTCATCATAGCGTCTCTTTCTTTCTTACGTTGCTCTATCAACTCTTTAATCTTAGGATTATTTCTTGAGTCATTTTCCTCATTAAAGATATGATCGTCTAAGTATTCGTTGTAAACAGAATCTTGGTTTAAGATATAACAATCGTTATAGTTAGAGTAAACAGCATTTTGTCTACCAGTCCAATAACCAGCATATTGAATCCAAGCCGCATCATTACGGTATCTCATTACTCGATCAATTTGATCGAATACTAAGTAGTCACCAGGATGTTTACCACCATCAGAAGCAGTTAAAGTTCTGAATGATGAAAAGTCAACATCTTCTGGGATATAGTTGTATAACTTACCTTTATCTAAGTCAATAAACTTAAACGTATCCATATAAGGATAGTAGTGTTGCTTGATATTTGGTAAAGTGAACTCAATCTTCATTTCTTTTTTACCAGTTCCTACTTGCTCAAAGAATAAAGTGTTAAACCAGTTTTGTTCTGATTTGTAAAAGTAACCATTCTCGGTTGCCCATTGCTTAAAGTAAAAAGAAAGTTCTTCATCATTTTGCGTATAAATACGGTCCATGATTTTATAACCATCGAAATCCCACAAAAGAGCACGACCAATTAGTCTATCTTTATCGTTAAGCATTACTAACATAGTAACATTGTCTTGGTTCTCAATGTAAAGATCCAAGTAACGTTGACAATGCTCATGTTTCATACATGAAGCGCCTAGTGTTCCACGATCAGAACTAGCATAGCTTTGGTAGTAGTAATATGTTTTAATATCACTTCCCTTAACAATATTAAACGTAAAAGGTGGTTTCTTAGATTGTGTTCTAAGTAAGGTAGAAAACTTCTCGACTTCCTTAGCAGGAATATCCTTGAAAAGTTTAGAGATAAATGAACCAGGTTTAGCCATATAGCGTTTGCTGGATGACCAGTATTCTGTTTCATCAAGTGCGTCAATTCTATCTTTTGATAGATATGATAATTTGGATTTGTCTTGTTTAGACAAGGAAATATAGTTTACGTAGTCGTCAACCAATACTTCTCTTGGGTGTCTTGGTCTTAAAAGTAATTTTGCAACCAAAGATTCTCCTTCAATAGCTTTAAGGATTTCAGCTAACTCTCTGGAGATATAAATATCAACCGTTTTTCTTTCGTATGACATATGTTTTCGTGTATTAATAATGCAAAGATAGTAATTAATAATTGATATACAAATAAAAAGTAAAGTTTATTTTTAATATATACTTTATGATTTATTTAAGACTTTTTGAGGAATATAACACTGAGTTGACATTAGAAGAAATCTTAATGTCTATTATCTCCTTATATGATGATGGGTTTTCAATCTATTTCTTTGATGCAAATGGAAAATTAACCAAAGCAGAAAATGTAGGTGATACTGAATTTGCTTTTTATTCTGATAAGGTTAATAAAAGAAATCATAACTTCAAGATAAGAGTTTTTAATGATAGTTTATCTTATGATGATGTTACTAAAATCATGGATGAAATGCATAAAATAATTAGTCTTCTAAAAAAACAAGGTTGGTTTTTATTTGATGTTCATTTAGATGATAGCACTAAAAATCCAACTAAGGAAATCAAATTTAGAAAGATTGACTTTGAGTTTAGAAAGAATATAGAAGTATTAAAAACAGATAAATCTATACAAAGCTTCTTTGGTAATACTTTAGCAGAAGCTCAAAGAAAGATTTCTAATATATGCTCTGATCATTATGTAGATATTTCATCTGATTCAGTTACCTTTTATGATAATTCAATTGAGATTGATGATTATGATGTTTTAGATACTAGTGAAGATAATATAGATGCTGTTTGTGATGTATTAGGTGCTGATTCGTGGGAATATAAAAATGGTAGAAATACAATAGCATTTATCTACGAATAAATCTTACTTGAAATCATCAATGTATTTTCTTATTAAAAATTCTATAAATCTTGATTTTTTATAAAATTTATTTTTTATAACTTCTTCTATCTTCTTATTAAGTTCTGGATCAATAGATATTGATAATTTAACTTTTTTCTCTTCTTCTGGTATTTTATTATTCATATAAAATTATATAATTTTAATAAAAAAAGTTATCTAATAATTAAAAAAAAATCAAAAAGTTAGTAGGAAAGTAGTATTTTTAATATATATATATATATATATATATATAAATAAATAAATTATGTAATATGTTAGTATGTAATAATTGTAATAGAACCGAAGATATTGTTAAAGTTGTTAAAAAAACATCAATTTGTATTAGCTGTGGTAAAAAAATCTGGAGAGTAAAAAATAAAGAGACTATAAAAGAAAAGAATAAGGAATACTATAAGGTGAATAGAGAAACTATATTGCTTAATAAAAAGATTTATTATGGAGAAAATAAAGAAGATATTATAGGGTATAGAAAGGAATACTATTTTGAAAACAAAGAAATAATTATCGATAAAGTAAAAAAGTATAACAAAAACAATGAATCAATCAAAGACTACAAGAAAGTTTATAATAGAAAATATTATGAAGAAAATAAAGAAGTTATAAAAGAATATAGTAGAGATTACAACAAAGAATATTACAAAAATAATAAGGAAAGTATAAAAGAGTATAAAAGAAAATATTATGAGAGTAATAAAAGAAGACTATATGATAATCATAGATATAGATTATCCAACGATCCGATTTATAAACTATCACATACAATAAGAAATTCTATAAGAAGTATATTCAGATATAATTCAATTATAAAGAAAAGTAAAACAATAGAGATTTTAGGGTGTTCTTTTGAAGAATTCAAACTATATCTAGAAAGTAAGTTTGAACCTTGGATGAATTGGGAGAATAAAGGTTTATACAATGGCGAATTTAATTATGGTTGGGATATAGATCATATTATACCTTTAGCTTCTGCTGAAACTGAGGAAGATATACTTAGACTGAACCACTATACAAATTTACAACCTCTTTGTAGTAAGGTTAACCGAGATATTAAAAGAGATATATTTTAACTATATAATAACCTTTCATATTTTTTCTCATTTGTTAAATCAACTAACAATTCAACTTCACTAAATGTTGTTTTTATTTTAATAAATATATTTTTGAGAAAATCATTTTTATTATTAGATAATAATTCATCTAATATTAAGTCTCGTTGTTCTTCCTTAGATATTCCTTCATTACCAATCAATATAAATAATTCTACTTTCCACGGAATTCTTTTCTTAACAAAAGAATCAATAGATTGTTTATAAACATTAGGTTGTCTTAATTGTCCCTTAAAAGTAAATAAGGCAAAAATAACAACTCTTATAATATATTTATGATAAACCTCATTCATAACTAGCTTCATAATGTATATATAAAAAAGTCCACCCGGAGGTGGACTTTTTTATTTCTTTGCTTTCATTTCTTCAATACGATCTCGAACTTTTGCTGCTATCTCGTATTCCTCATTTAATACAGCATGCTCTAACATTTTTTCTAGATTTTCTATTGATGTTGCTAACTCCTCTATAGTTTCTTCTTGGTCTTCAATCTCATTTTCTAAATCATCGTCAATTTTCGAGCCATCATCGTTAATTAAAACCCCTGCCATATTTAAGACTTCCTGTGAAGCATAAATAGGACAATCATAAAGTAAAGATAAGATTACAGCATCACCAACAGATGATTCAATTTCTACATCATCAACTTGATCTGTTGTAACTAATTTAGTATAGAATACACCTTCAGCTAATTGGTAAATAAAAACCTCTTGTAAATCAAGACCATAAGAATCTGTTAAACTCTTAAATAGATCATGTGTTAGTGGTTTATTAGATTTAATTCCTTCAATCTCAAGAGCTATTCTTTGAGCTTCTTGTGGTTTAATGATAATAGGTAATTTTACTTTACCTTTCATTTCAGAAAGAACTAAAACATAAGAACCAACTTGACTTTGACTATATGATAATCCTAATACTTTTAATTTTTTACGCTTCATTATATTTTTATTATATTATTTATTTTAGTATCTCTATTTTGCTGAATTGATAGTTTTATATTAGCAACATTTTTTCCAAATTTACACCCATTAGATTCATATACATAATAAAACTTTTCAAAATCTACTTCTTCATTTAGTAGATATTCAAGAGTATCTATTGGAAATTCGGGATTTACTTCTAATTCAAAATAACCAAATCTTTCTTTTTCATATCCACCATTATCTCTACCAGAGTATGAGTCTAAGTATTTAATGTAGTATTTTTTATCTTTAGTTATTAACTTACCTTTCTTCATATTATTTATTGTTTAGAATTGAAGAAAGTTTGAAATGTCTTTGATAATCTTTTTTACAAGCATCATGTTTCTTTATTAGATTCACCATTTCTGCATTAGATTTAATTTCTATTTTTTCTTCTATGTTTTCCTTTGATGAAAGAATTGATGGTAAAGATAAATATTTATATTTTTCAATTGGTTTCTCAATTGATTTTAAGAAATAAACTTTATCATCTTCTTGTAAAATACCAAAAACTCGGTCAGACGAAACATATATATATGAAACATAATTCCACATATTATGCGTCCAACCGAACTTTTGTAAAAATAGAGTATTAAATTGAAACATCTTTTATTTCTTTACAATTATCAAAATGCCATCTTTTAGCATTACCTTTATCAACCATTTTACTACAATGAGGACACTCGATTTTTTCCATTTCTTTACCTTTGTTCCATGCTTCTTGTAGTCCAGTTTTACCTTTGTTCCAAGGCTCAACTCCTTTTGAGTGATGTTCATGTGTCTTCCACCTTTCTTTTAAGGTTCTCGATCTCTTCTCTTTTTCTTCTTCTGTCATTGGTCCTAATTCTAATCCTTTATTCCACGGGGTTACACATCTATAAATCTTCAAAGGATGTTTATCATCATTAGCATATCTATTTTTTGCAGATATACTCATAGTTATTAGACTATTTTCTGAATATATATCTTGCTTATCTTTATTCCAAGGTATGCAACCTAAATTACCTATTGCAATAATTTCACCACTATCATATTTTCTTTTAAGTGTTTCAGAAATCTTCTTTTTAGATTCCTCAGATAATATACCTGCTGATTGTCCTCCAGTCTTTAGATTATAGTTAGATTTATCTCTAACCCATTCATCATCAACATAAACTTTTTCTTTCTCTAAGAGTTCTTCATATGAACTACAAAATTCTAAAATCTCTCTCTTGAAATTTTGTTTCCCATATTTTTTTACTGATTTTTCGAGTGCTAAACCACTACCAAGGTATCCATCTTCTAAATTAGATGTTTTATGAATACCTCGGTATTTTTTACCGTTTATTAGGTTTGTGGTTTCATATAATATATAATAATTTTCCATATTATATATATTAAAATTTTCTCCTCCCCTGCTGATAAATTATCCTTTTAGCAAAAGGTCGGCGGCACTTGTACTTGCAAATCCCATTGGTTTAGCCCATACTCTAAATCCTAAACCTCTTAACCAAGGCACATAGCTTTTATAAGCTACGAAAGATCTATTTCTGTGTCCTTTATCATATTGAGAACTCTCAAATGGGTTGAAGTCAACGTGTAGGTCAACAACTTTCATATCAAGTTTCTCTGCATCGGTTAAGATTAGGTTTTTAACAACATTTTCTTCATTGTGCAGTTCAACATGAGCATACTCACCTTCTGACTTTAGTAAGTGGTATTTATATCTTTTTTTTTCTAAGTCAGAAATCTCCCTAGTAAAACCAGCTTCAACTAAAGCATCATTAATATAAGTTCCTACATCATGAACATATTGAGCTTCTTTGTAAAGTCTTTCTTGTGTTTCTCTAATTTTAGGACAAGATTCTCTAAAGAATACAACGTGTGCTCCTCTTCTGATTTCGTTATTATAAACCATAATAGTTACAGCATAGATAGTTCTTCTACGCACTTGAATAGAGTCACAACCAACAGAAATTATAGATCCTGGTTCTTTCTCAAGAACGTCTTTAAGGTATTTGATTACGTCTGGGATGTATTCTCCTCCAAACTTTTTGAATTTATTTTTATACATCGCTTATTACTTTTTTTATAATTTTCAATATAGATTTTTGCACTATTTCAGGTGGAAATACAATAAAGCTTCCATCTTCACAAGTAAGATCGAAGTTTCCATTTTTATAGAACTCTCTCGCCATTATAACAAGATTTTTATAATCTTCTTCACTTATAACAGCTTTTCTACCTAAAAATTCACCAAAATCATTAATAACTACTAGTTGTATTTCTAACATAATAGTTATATATTCTTTTTTTTAATTTGTTTATATAAAAAAAGGGTATCAAAAGATACCCCCTTTTTATTACTTAGCACTACCTGGTTTGTTAATACGCTTGATATTAACTAGCAAGTCACGGAACTCTAACAAAAGTCGTTTGATTTTGTCAGTTGTAACCTCAGGGATATTATCCAAGACGAAAAGCAAGTATGCTGTCTTTTCATCATCCCCTACGTTTTTCAAGAACTTAACGCAGTTATCGATTTGAGCATTGGTCAACGAGTTGATGTCAATCTCTTTCAAATTTTGGATAAGCTCTGAGTTCTTATCACGATTATATTTTTTCAAATCGTTTTTCACTTTGTCATAGTTGTTAAGGACATCCCAAATGCTAACATTCATCATATCCTCGCAGTATTGAAGGAACTTCATCGCTGAATTACCAACATATCCTGCTGCAACTTCTCTTAACAAAGGTAAGAATTCTCTTGGTGAAGAGTCCATACCGTAGTTTGCTACGATAAACTCAGACATCATCGTCCAAGAACGAGGGGTAGCGTAGCCTTTAGCGTTATCGCTTTGTTTGTACATATGTTCTGGGTGTGCTGTAAGATAACTTACAAGCATAGGATGTACATTTTCTTTTGCGAAATCCTGAACCCAGTCATTAAAGTCAAGAGTGTGATCAATATGCACTAAACGGTTGTTCAATGCAGAGTCAAACTCTTCAACGTCTGTTCCATCTTCGTCACCTAAGTTACCAGACGACATCATAAGAACATTGTCATTAAATTTGAAGTCAGTACCGATTTGACGCTCAAGCAAAATCTGTAATGCCGCATTACGAACTTGTTGAGAAGCACGGTTCAACTCTTCAAAGTGGATGATAGTAGGCTGTTTGTTAGCTTCAATCGCCCAACGAGGAACAACGAAGTCCAAACATTTTACTTTTTTACCGTCAACGTCCACTTCTGATACGTTAGGGTACAATCCTACGTCAGTTTCGTCAACCATTGACAAACGAATATCCATATATCGGAAGTCCATTTTGTTTGCAATCGAACGACCGATTGCTGACTTAGCAATACCTGGTTTTGATGTGATGTTTAACACACCATATTTAGCCCACATAATGGCGAAATACTTTCTTTCTTTTGCTGTAAGGTTGTTTAATTTTTCAACCATTTCTGCCGGCATTAATTTTGAATTCTTTTCAGTCATATTTGAAATGTTTTATTTTGTTCTACAAAAATAATATAATTTTTCTATTAAAAAAATATTTTTAGATTTTTTTTCTCAAAACTTTACCTAACTCTAAATCATTAGGTGTTTGTTTTATTAGTTCAGCTAAACTACCATCGATATTTAGCTTTCTTGCTTCACGACCAAACTCCATATCATTTGGATATTTGTCTTTAAGCTCTTTCAGTTTGTAACATTCACAAAGTTTCATATTATAGTTTAGTGAAATATTCATTAAAGTTTTCTCTAAACAAAGATTTTCTTTTTAGAGTACCAATACCATCATCTGAAACAATCCAAACTAAATCTTTGATATTAGCAATATAATTTGCTAGTTCTTCACTAACAGAAGCTATTTCAGTATCCTCATACTGCTTTTTCAACTCGATAGTATAAACATAGTAGTTATAACCTTGTTTATACTTATCAGTATCTTTAATACAAGTATAAAGTTGGTAAGAACCATCTTCGATACCTTTCTCAATAGAAGCATTTTCTTCTAGCTTCATATTATCATGATAATCTTTCAATTGAGCACGATATTCCGCAAGACGTTCTTTAACTTCAGGATCATTAAAATCCAAGTCAGAGTCCAATAAATCATCGATCAGTTGTTTTTTCTTCTCGAAGTTTTGAGCATCTTTGAATTTTTCTTCAAATGCGTCAAGAGTATAGTTACTATACTCTTGACTATTATTTTTATCAATCATATTATCCTTTGATTACTTCTACGTTTTTAAGAGCAACTACTGGACGAGTTACTTCCATCATATCAGCTACTTGACCATATTTTGTAAACATGTCGATAGTACCTTTAGCAACAGAGTAAGAGTTAGTAGCTTTGATAATTTTTTCTTTATCACGCTCAGAAATCTCAGCACACTCTTCGATTAAACGAGAGATAACCTCACCGTATTTCTCAATCATATCGTTGTCAAAAGAGAAAACGGTTTTCTCTTCAACGATAGCATCGCCATAAGCTTCACGCAACTCTTCAGCACGCTCTTCGTTAATAGTGATATACTTATCAGTTGGCACAAACATAAATTGTGCAGTGTCGTCTAAGTCATTCACACTTTCTACCATCACAGATCCTGGATTACGACCCATATCTTCGTAAAGCTCAGCCCATTTTTCTTTACCTAAGTCACGTAACTCGTCTGAAATCATGTCAGCTTTTGCTTTGTCACGTTTCATATTGTCTTGTAACACAGAAAGTTTTTGGATTTTATCAAAAACATCCACCGCTTGATCTGTATCTTGAATACGGATACGGATTTTATCATCTTTTTTAGCTGTTTTAGCTGGTGCTTGTTTCTTAGCTTTTGCAAATAGTGATGCCATATTGAATATATTTTTTAGTGTTAGTGTTTTTATTTCTTCTACAAAGATAAGGAACTTTTTTAATTCTACAAACTTTTTTAGAAATTATTTTTCTTTTTGTGTAAGAGATAGTGTTCCTCTCATTTGTTTTACAAAGATACGAATTATTTCTAATATAACAATAAAGGACGCTCATATTACAATCATTAAAGAATAAATTTGCATAGAAATCAAAGAGAACGCAAGATATACTTGGATGTTCTGAGGAGTTGAGGAGTTTAAGATTTATTTAGAGAGTATGTTTGATGAAAATATGAATTGGGAAAATCAGGGAACTTATTGGTATTTAGATCGTATAATACCTATATCTTCTGCTAATACAAAAGAAGAAGTTTATAAATTAAATCACTATATAATTTTAAGCCTCTTTATTATTGGTTAGAAAATATAAAAAAACAATAAAATAAATGAGTAAAAAAGAAAATATCTACTTAGATCCATTATATAAATGGACAGGTGGTAAAAGAAAAGAAATTAAAATATTTAGCGCTTATTATCCAGAATTTGTTAAGAATTCTAATGATTATAAGTTTGTAGAACCTTTCTTTGGAGGTGGTGCTGTTTATTGGAGTCTAAATGCCAAGGAGAATGTTATAAATGATATAGATGTTGAATTAATAAATTTTATCGAACAAGTTAAAATTAACCATAATGAAATAAAAAATGCTATTGAAGAACTATCAAATAATATAAAATCTATATCTAATTTAGAGAAATTAAAATCTTTAACAATAGCAGATGCTAAATTAAAAAGAGGAGCTTATTATTATGAATGGAGAAATAAAGATAGAAATGGTGGATTAAATCTATTATCACCACTTGATAGGGCAATTAGATTTTATGTTGTAAATCAACTAGCATTTAATGGAATGAGAAGATTTAATTCTAAAGGTGAATTTAATATACCATATGGTAATTATAAGAATATAAATATTAATTTATCCGATAAACATATTGAATTACTTAATAGAACAAAAATATATAATAAGTCTTATAAAGATATTATGTTAGATAATGATACCGAAAATACATTTATTTATTTAGACCCTCCATATACAAGAGAATTTAAGGAATATTCACATGATAATATCTTTGGTCAAGAACAACAGATAGAATTAGCAAACATATTCAAGTCCATGAGAAATGCTAAGGTTATGATTATCATAAATAAAGACGAATTCACAACAAGTTTATATGATGGTTATATAAGAAGTGTATATGATCTAAAATACTCAACAAATATTAAAAATAGATACGATAATTCAGTTCAACATTTACTTATAACAAATTACTAAATAAAAAAGAGACATTCGTCTCTTTTTTATTTTTTCCCAGAATATGGTGTTATGCTTTCAAAAGATCCAATGTTGCTAAAGAGATAAGTAAGTATTATAAAATCGTTTAGATTTTAGACCCTATTCAATACACTATAAACTCCATTATTCTCTTCATCACCTGATAAAAGATCATAATAATGATGAATTAACCAAGTTCCACTTTCAACTTTAGCTAAGATGAAATCTCTACGGTCTAACTCAACACATTTATCTGCTTTTAATTTAGGCAATTCTTCACCGTGTTTTTCTAATACCGATTTATCAGCACACATCCAGCGCCAAACATCTAAGCAAATATTTCCTAAGTAGATATATTCACCTTCATGTGCTGAATAGTATAAGCTATTCTCGAATTCCTCACCATCACCGATTATAATTTGCTTACCATCTGTTCGTTTCCATACATCAACCGTCATATTACCCATTTGTCCATATCCAACATTTAGTTCAGCTAAATGATTAGCTAATTTGATTCTACCTAAAAGCGAATTTATACTAAAATCACCAGGTGAGTAAATCTCTTTTTGTCTAAAAAAGTTAGCAAATACTAAATCACCAGTTGGAACTTCAATCTTAGTTTCTATATTATCTCTTACTTTTAATTCTGAAAACTCACAATTTGGAATTTCAGCTATCTTTATAGTATTATCTCTATCTTCATCTATCTGAAAAAATGTTGACATTCCTACAAAAGCTATTTCGCTATCAGACTTTACAACGGCTCTTAGACGCTCACCACAACCATCACATTGTGGTTCTGGTAAGTTAGCTAAGAAAGCATTAACCATTTGACCTGGTTCAAATATAGTGGTTTCTAATATAGAATTAATTTTTTGATAAATCTCTTCCTTAGAAGGATCTTTTTTTATTTGCTCTTCTTGAAACTTAGCTTTTTGTTCTAGTGCTTCTTTAAGACCAGAAAAGTATTGATTGAACTGATCTTCATCATTCCAATTTGTTGCCGAGTGACCACATTTATCTATTTTAATTTTACCTGCTAATCCTTTTTCTGATAGCTGGTATATTGTTAAACCTTTTTGTTCTGACTCGAATATTCTTTTTAGGTGTTTCATTTACATTTATAAGTTTTATTATATATTAAAGTAGAATATCTAATACTTTATCTACTTCTACAAATCCTACTAAAGGATTTACTTTTACTACTTTATAATCTGGTATAATCGATACTATATCTTTTACTTGATCATCGATAACAACAAATTTAGAGTAGTGATTATCTTGCAACCATTGTCTAATTTCTAGACCTCTATTTCCAATTGGAATAAAATAATCATTATCGATGTAATCAGATGATGTTTTAGCTATTACTTCACCTTCTACCCCTCTTTGCTTAAAAGCTTTTTTAAGTTGCTCTAATGATAGTTTTAATCTCCAAGATGAAGTAACTACGATTTTAGCTCTTGTTAGGAATATGACTTCATTTAGATTATCTACAGCTTTTTTGCTGAATAGTCGATTTGTCCCACGTCTAACCGGCTCGTTAAGTTCATTAGACCAAGCTAAATCACTTTCGTGCGTTCGTAAAACACCATCTATGTCTAAAAATATTATATTCATATTAAAAACCATATTTTACAAAGATACAAAAAAAGAGATATAAATCTCCTTTTTTATTAATATTCTTCATCAAAGTCATTATCAACCCATCTATCATCTTCATCCCACTCATCGCTATAGTCAATCTCTTCAAATACATCATTGCTGTCGAAAAGATCTAATAAATCATCAATTTCAGTTTCATCTAAATCAATATCTTCTATTTTTAGAATATCTCCATTTAACTCATAGTCGATTTTTCCTTCTTTTTTTAATGATTTTAGTGTGTTTAATACTTGTGTTCTGTCAATACATTCGTCCATGTTATACCATTGTGCTATTTCCATAATAATTAAAATTTTTTATTTATATTTTTACCTTTGCTCTTTGTAGTAAAATAAATAGAGATATTAAAAAGAATAGCTTACTTTAGTTTTTTAGCAATTTCAGTTTCTGATAATCTTGGTAAATCTTCGTTAGCTGAGTAACAAGTTACTATCCAAAACTTATCATCTAAATAAGCAACATCCATAAACATACCATCAACCTTTACTTTTATAAAAGTTTCCTCTATTTTTAGTGGAATTACTTCCGAATTTGGATCTAAATTATAGTTTTCTATTTTCTTAATAAAGTTCCAGTTTTCCCTTTTATAAAACTCTTGAGCTAAAAGTTGTAAAAATTTTGAACTTTTTTTCATTACTTCATTTTTTCTTACACCAAAAACATCACGTGGTGAAAATCCTAAAGTAACATGAAAATCATGAGTGTTTAACTCATATCTACAACGAACAGCTTCTAATTTATCACTATCACATACTATAAAATAAGCTCTATTCTCATTTTTAACTGCTGTTCCTACTCCTTTCATTTTCAAATCATCTATCTCATACTTAAAAATATTATCTAGTGAATTGACAAATTTATCTATTCCCATCTCTTTTGATAATCTATTATAATCAGCAACATTTACTACCGTTATATGATAGTCCCCATTATCTCTTCTTTGTTGATTCTCTGTATATTTATTGAAATTATCCTCACCTATTTCTTCTTTTAAGAAGTTTAGATAAGGTTGAGCTACTTCATTAGGTATTTTAATTCCTATGTAGTTATTGCCAATTACGTCCTTAAGATGTGTTATATAATATGTCATAGTTAGAGTATATATTCTTTTTTATAATTTGTTTAATTAATTTTTTACAAAAATATACAAAAATATACAAAAATGACTTTTTTATTTAATATATAATATATGAAAGCGAAAGAAATAATGGAAAAGTATAATATTACTAGAAATACTCTAAGTAATTGGGTTAAGAAAGGATGGATTAAAGTTGAAAAAACTCCATCAGGTAGGTATATCTATATTGATAAAAAATAGAGAAGTTATGAAAGTATGTATTAGTTGTAATGTTACTAAGGATGTATTAGATTTTAAGAAGGATAAAAGAAGATCTGATGGTTTCACAAACACTTGTAAATCTTGTATGAATAAAAAAGGTTTAGAATATTATTATCGAACGAAAGACGATAGGAAAGATAGTATAAATGAAAATAGAAGAAAAAGCTACCAAATTAATAAAGATATTGAAAATCAAAGATCACACGAATATAAAAAAAATAATTCTGATAAGATAAAGGAATATAATAAAGAATATCAACTAAAAAATAAAGAATTTATTGCGGAAAAGCATAAGGAATATTACGAGAATAACAAGCAAAAAATAAATGCTTATACAAAAATATATATTAATAATAGATTGAATAGTGATTATTTTTTTAGATTAAGACACTATATGAGAAATATGATAAGAAAATCATTCAAAAGAAATGGATATTCTAAAAATTCAAAGACACAAGAAATCTTAGGATGTTCTTTTGAAGAGTTTAAGTTATATTTAGAATCAATGTTTGAACCTTGGATGAATTGGGATAATCATGGTTTATATAATGGTGAGTTAAACTATGGTTGGGATATTGATCATATTATACCTCTATCTTCTGCTAAAACTGAAGAGGATATTATAGAATTAAATCACTATAAAAACTTAAAACCACTCTGCTCATACTTAAACAGAGTGGTTAAAAGAGATTTTTACTAAAAGTATTTTAGACCTGTTAGTTTTTCTATTATTTTATCTTTGAATTCTAAATATTTCGGCATTTCCCTAAGATCACTTAATCGTTCAAGAAATTCTTCTAGTACTTCCAATATATATTAAAAAATGTATAATTAGTTTAATCTAACTTATAAAAAAAGAGTATTAAAAATACTCTTTTTTATTTCTTAAATTCGTTAGCGTGTTTATCTACCCAAAGCATAAAGTCGTGAGCGTATAAGCATTCAGTTCCTTCACCTTTTCTATTATCATTTTCATACGTTCCGTATGCTTTATTACTCTCTTTCATTTGTTTATGCATTTCTAATAAAAAGTTTACCAACTTTCTTTTATCCTCTGATGCAGGCATGTGATTACAACTCAATATATTTATTTTTCTTTCGTCAATCCAAAGCTTGAATAATTGATTACCTGATAAATCATTGATATATAAATCTGTTGCATTAGAAAATATTTCTTTACCGGTCTTATTATTTGGATGCGTAGAACCAAGTGGTTTAGGTGTTCTTACTTTCATTTTAATTCCTAGCTTAGGAATTTCATATTCAATATAATATTTACCAACCTCAAATCCTTGCTTAACTAAATCCTCATTAAATTTTTTAGTATCCTCCGCATATTTTGGATTATTTACATATATTTCAATTGTAATTTTACCTTTATTATTGTAATAATCATAATAAAATAAAACTAATTTAATTTCTTTGATTAGTTTA